AACGTCAATATAAAATACTCTACGTTCTGGCGCTCTTTGAACACGATAGATAATGATAGAGTCTTCTAGTAATTCTTTTTGTTTGTATACTTTAAATACAGGCTCAAGCATACTTGTGCCGAAGGGCCAGTATTGGTCGATACCTTCACTTAGAGATACGTGAATAACGTGCTTGGCATCAATTGCTGTTGATGTTTGGTCATCAGCAAAACGAGAACCAGGCGATGAGCCTGCCGCAAACCCTTGTGTTTGTCCAGCAGTACTCGTAGGAATACCCATTTGCTGTGAACCAGTTTGTGCTAACTTCACAGTATCAGCAGTAATATTAAGACTTTGCATATTGATATCTAAATCTTTGATATAATAGGCTTCAATCTTTTTACCTTTGCCTTCGTTTACAACAACTTTTTCAACTTTTGCAGGATTTACCCAATATAGTTTATATGTTTCTGGGTCTCTTACGAACAATTGGTCGCCATATTTGACTGTATTTCTAAAAATTCTAAAAATACGTTTGTTCATTTGATTCATTGAACACCATTGGCGCAATGATTTCTGAAGAACTTCATTTTCAGTAAATGATGGGTCATCATTGAATTGTACAGAAAATGGTAATTTTGTAGTTTCACTAAACAACGTAGAAAATTCTGCGATAGTATCTAATGCCGCATTGACTTCAGAATCCATATCCATTTGGTCATATTGGCCATATCTTTGGGCTCTATTGGGTTGTCCCATATAGACTTCTGGCAACCAACTGCTATATTTTGAACTCGATGCGTTGCCTCCACTAGTGCTGCCACTATCAGATGGACGTACTGGTACGCCGTCATATGTTTTAAAGTATTTTTTCCAAGTCATAATTTATTCCTAATTCTATTTATATTAACATATTCCATGTTCATTGTCAAGTGTTGTTCCCTTTATTTTTGTATAAGTTGGTCATTAAGTATTCTCATCTGGGTTATCAATAGTTCAGTTGCTTTCATATTTTCCCCAAGTTCAGTGCGCCAGGCTGGTTCTTTGTAATGATTCTCTACTGAAATTTGCATCTGGTTCATTTTTTCCACTCGTGCTAGTAGGGATTCTAAGAATTCCTTTTGGTCTGCGACATCACCAGAAAAACCTGTGGCAAATTGTGCCTGTTGGGCTGCCAGAGTCGTGGACTGTTGCGCTAATGGAGTTAACTCTTTTTTACTCGTAGGAATTAACTGATTATAATAACTAGCGGCTTCGTTATGCATAAGTTCATCATCGTTGAGATCCATATAAGCGCCATTGTCTTGATAACCATTCTCGATATGACCTTCAGCCTTGCCATTGATTATGTCAAGAATAATTGTGCCGGTGCCTGTTTGGAGCCGCTGTATGCCAGTTGACACATCGACCGCCAAACTAATTGCGTCTTGATAGTGTACTAGCGCCTTTGCGGCTTCTAAAGCAAATGCTTCATTTGTTGCTGTTAATTTTATAAGATTGTCTGTGAAGGCTGGCATTAATTTATTCATTGATTGTTCTGCCAAAACTGATGCTTTACGTGTTTGTTCTGTAGCCAACATTCTAGTGGTATCTTCTTTTCCGCCTCGGCTAACACCTGTGTCAGATTTTCCATAAGTTTGGGCGCTTTCAAGTAGTTGTCCAACTAGGGCTGCCAGTTGCTTGTTTCCTAATAATTGTACTCTGACTCCATCTTGTGATGCGAATCCTTGCAGACTCTCTGCGAATTTTGGAAACTCTTCTGCCATCATAGCCTGAAAATCTTCATTTGAACCAGATTCTATTGAACCTGATATTTGATTAATAAAGCCTAGAAGTTCTTGTCCAACACCAGTGCCTGCTAAGTTTTGATATTCATCTGTTTGAAGGAATGCTTGTTGAGAACCGGCCGCAAGTCTTGCCGCTAGGGCTTCACCCATTGGACCACCTTGTACATTCATAGCCTTCATTGCATCTTCTACTTGCATTCTCATTTCTTTCGGAAGAGTTGCTAGTAGTCCTGCTTGATCTGGAGATACACTTTTTTGCATTAACTCCGCGGCTTCTTCCATTGAGATCTTCAATACATTCGAAGTCATCTGGACGTTAGACATGAAACTTTCCATTCCTGATTTCAAGTCTTGCTTGTCTCTGTTCTGGAGTTGTCCTGCAACTCGTAATGATTCAAGATATTGTCCTGACATATTAGCAATTTGTCCAAAATCCATACTGAATCGTTGCATCATGCCCTCAGTGTTGCCTACATCTGCAACTGAAGTGGCAAAATCTAATGCGCTCTTTACACCAGTAACGCCCACTGCTTTAGAGAATCGTTTAGTAAATTCTGCCGCTTCGCCGAAAGTGAAACCAGTAGCAGAGATAGTCTCTGCAATACTAATAAAGCCTTGTTTGGCTTCATCTATTCCAGCGAACAAGCCCGATTGACGCATATCGCTCGCCATATCGAATCTTTCAGTGAAACCCGTATCTACTGCTGCCATGATCGTATCTATTGCCCCTTTACCCAGAACGCCAAAACTAATGGCTGCTTTACCCGCCGCTTTGCCGATGTCGTTAACTCTGTTTATCTTCTCTTCTTGTCTAAGTGTTGCGGTCGCTGATTCTTTGCTTTCACCCATGCTCATTAATTTTTCTAATTTTATTTGACGTTGGGCTGCATTCTTGTCATTTGTTTTTAATTGGTTAGTGTTAATCTTATATAAATCCAGCATTGAGTTCAATAAACTATTATTTTTGCCGCTTTGTTGTGCTGATGACTGTGCTGATGCTTTGTTGACTTGTTTATCTTTTGCATTATTTTTTGACTGTTGAGCAATTTCAACTTTTATAGCATTCAATTGGTCCTTTGATGCAGACTCGCCCTTAGCAACTAATCGCAACAAGGCGATTATCGCAGTATTTTGAGCAGTGGTTTGTTTAATCGACCCCTCAATACTTTTTTGTGTCGATTCTGTGGACCACTCGGATACCCCGCCCTCTACGCCTACAATGATTACATCTTGAGTATCTGCCATTAATATTCTCTATATATTGTTATATTATAAAACTTCGTAGTTATTAATAAGATAAATAATCATAGTAGTTATGTCTATACTTAATTAATTATGTAACTTATATACCATAGTGTATTTATCAAAGGAAATAAAATGAACGATAATCCGTTAACAAAGTACTTTAGAAAGCCAGCAATATATGTGCAAATTCCAACTGGCGGTAAATTTAACCCAGAAATCACCAAAACTGTGTTAGATGAGATTGCTATACTTCCAATGACTGCTATTGACGAAATATCAATGCAGAATCCAGATGAACTTCTTAATGGCGAAGCATTGATTAATCTTATTGCAAGTTGCGTACCATCAATTCCTAATCCTAGGAACTTATGTAACATAGATGCAGAGTTATTATTCTTGGCAATTAAATATGCAACACATGGTAAAGACATCGTACACTTACACACATGCACTGAATGTTCAGAACAAGCAGAATACAACATAGATATAAATCATATCCTTGATAAATTTCCAGATGTAAATGAAGTGGACCCAGTCGAGTATGAAAGTTTAAAAATTCACGTACATCCACCTAAACTTGAAAGTTTAACGAGATTAGCACTAATTGATGTCGAACAATCACGAGTGTTAGCAAGTATTCAGGCTGTAGCAGAAGATGACGTGGAAGGCAGGGAACTAGAACTTGCAAAGCAATTCGCAATTAGTTTTAGAAAAGTATCGAAACAGAATATAAATCTACTAATCAGTTCTATAGATAGAATTGAAACTCCTGATGAAGTTGTCACTGATAAAGATACTATCCTCGAATTCATGGAAAACACTCCATCAAATATAGTTAAGAAAGTCAATGACAAAGTACAGGAACTAAGTAAAAAACCCGTAGACTTAACGACTTTTGAGTTTGTATGCGAGTCTTGTCAGCATCCAGAGAAAGTAACATTTGAGATGAATCCTGTAAATTTTTTCTCAGCTGGTTAAAGTCCGCCAGCGCCGAAGATATTATAAAAAAACAAGAGACTTATAAAAAAGAACTTGATAAACTACATAAGACCCTGTTGAAATTAACTTGGTATATGCGAGGCGGAGTTAGTATATCTGAACTTCACGAAATGCCCGCTGGTCATATCGAACATCTAAATGACATAGTGACTGAAAACTTTGAGATGAGCAAACAGGCTGGTGTACCTATTTTATAAAAAAAGTTATAAAAAGGGTTGACATCGCTATTTCTTTATGTTAGTATGGTACTCATAACTAATATAAATCATATCAAAACTAATACAAGTTCTAATACAAATCCCACTACAGTACTAATATATAATATCTTCAACTAATAAAAAACTAATATGGCAAGCATAGTGGAACTGTTAGTCGGGTTGCCGACTCGGGATTGAGGGCGTATGAGAACCATACGTTCAGATAAGTTGGGATGAACTCCGACACTGCTTCTCGTTAACCACAAGAACTGTTTGTAACGCAAAACATTCATTACTCTAAAGGTATATGGATGACTAGTATTTACCGTACAGAAATGTACACACCGCTGATAGATATATTACTATCGACTTTGATTAAATTTTGTTCTATGTGGACTAATCAAGGTGCCGTTGAGTCGCAAGACGCAATACTAAGTTAAGAGGGAATCGTCAACCGACCTCGCCATTGCTAGTGGCTAACTTAGACATAGAATCTGATGAACTAAACAGGTATCATTTTACACGTTGTCCTTCTAGGAGGGCAATTGTGTCTTCCAAACTTAACAAGTAATTAAATATGGTATTAATATAATGTGTTTGAAAGAAATAAATATCAATGAAATGTTCTTTGAGTGAAACGAAAAGAAATTTCTGAAGATATTAGGTCTGTAAGACCTATTAAGATATTAACAATGATGTGATTAAGATTACCTATGTCTAATGAGAATATAATAAAGATACATTCAACGGAATCACCTTCTAAGTTTTATTGTAGTAGTCCATTTGTAGCAACAAGACAAACTGCCTATGATAAGATTAGTCCGTGTGCTTTTGGACCTATTGAAGTGCAAGTTGACCACAACACATCACAAAAAGATAGATGGAATAATCCAGAACTTGTTAATTTAAGAAATAAATTTTTAGTAGGAGAAAAGCCTACAGAGTGTAAACGTTGTTGGGATGAAGAAGATGCAGGCATAAAGAGTCTCCGTCTACGAACTAATGACCTGTATGGCACAGAGAATGATGGATGGCAACAAGGTCCTAGAGAACTTGTAATTAAAACAACTAACGTATGTAATTTAGCATGTAGAACATGTGGAGGGTGGGATACTAGTTTATATTGGCCCGAAGGTGAACATTACAAGAATGAGTACAAAGTAATCAATAATGATTTTCGCCAGTATTGGCGTACCAAAGTCTATCATGATAGTGATAGTTACCAACTTGATGACTTAGTTAATGTAGAAAAACTAAGTTTTTTTGGTGGAGAGCCTTTACTAGATAAAAAACATGCAATACTATTAAGAAAGATAATAAAAGCAGATAGAGCCAAAGATACTACGTTATTTTATAGTACGAATGGACAACAGACAGGTAAGCATTATGAAAAACTTTGGAGCGAGTTTAAACGTGTAGAAATATTCTTTAGTATTGATGGCATAGAAGACCAGTTTGAATATTTGCGTTGGCCTGGTGACTGGAATAAAACTGTAGAACATATTGATTGGTTCTTAGATTTACCTAACCGTTATCCTAGTGTTGACTGGTACTTTGCAGGCTCTCAATGTGTTAGTCTTATTAATATTGCAGACTATCAGACGACTTCAAATTGGTTACGTAACAAACTAGGTGCTGTATACTTTAATATTGTAGACCACCCGAATCATTACCGAATGACTAATTTGCCTGACGATGCAAAAACTAAAATTGTAGATACAATAGAAGATGATGATATAAGAAATTACCTTACTATAGAACCCGCAGACTTAGATGCACTGGAACGTATGATAGTATGGACTAAAAGACAAGATGCATACCGTAATCAGAGTTATGCAACTACGTTTCCAAATACATATGAATTAATAAAGCCTCATTGGGAAATGGTAAATAACTTACATAACCTAGAGATAATTGAATGAGTAATTGGACATATAATAATAAAGTTGTGAATGATTTGCCTGATGATGTCGAGGGATTTGTGTACGTAATTACGAATCTTGTGGATAATAGAAAATACATCGGAAAGAAGTTAGCAAGATTTAAGACTACTAAACCGCCACTTAAAGGAAGAAAGAACAAAAGACGTGGTACTAAAGAAAGTGATTGGAGAACCTATTGGGGTTCGTCTGACCATTTGAATGCTGACGTGTTAGCACTAGGTGAAGATAAGTTTACACGTGAAATAATCCACTACTGTCCTAGTCGTGGTATATTAAGTTATATGGAAGCAAAAGAACAGTTTGACCGTAAGGTGTTAGAAACTGATGAATACTATAATGGCATTATTAATGTCCGTGTAGGAAGTTCAAAGATTCTTAAAGAACATTTACAGAGTCTCAAGTCAAAAATATAGGCCTCAACAGCCACTGATAGATTCCTATCATATCAATACACAAGAAAAATATATTCTGTACAATCAATGGTTTGTCTTTTGCTTTTGAAAAGACATAGATTGCCAGTATGTGCCCCATTGCGAATATTGGAAATGCAAATTTAGATATGGGTATATTAGACGATATCAGAAGACCACCACACACAAACATTGCGGTTGCAATCCACTTCATAGTATTACTAGACATAAACTCTCTCCTGTATGATGTATTTAGACAAAAGAAAACCCAGTACCATGACTGATACTGGGTTTCCGCCTTACTCCTTTTTGTGCTTTTTTATGGATGGTACGTTAAGGTCTGACCCATCATGCTCTCCTTTAAGAGCAAACTCTACATATTAACCAGTGAAATTTTTTTAATTGTATTTCATTGACTGTCTTAGTGTAGAGCAAAGCAACGATTACCAATGCCTGATGAGAGAGGTTTAGAGGAGGCAAAGATATTCGTTGAGATAATATAGTAATAATAACACACTACAATCACAAAGTCAAGCTTTTTCATAGTTTTATTTATATAATTTATAAATTTAACATGGTATTAAAGCTTTTGTATATCTACTGAATGGTGTATAATATCCTTCTAACCTGTTATTGTATGTAGGATCAGCCTTCATTAAATGTAAGGTTAAACCTATTTTATATTTAGCACCTTCTTTTTTAAAACATGTTGGCGCATGTAATACACTTGAATCATGTATGATAGCATTCTTTGGAGTCCATTCTAATATTTTTTCTATTGATAAACCTTTATAAATTGACATAGGAATATGCTCTGGCATTATATCTTTAAGCATGGTTAAATCGATCTTGTCATATTCTATGCCCTCTACACCATATTCTTCATAAGGTTGGTGTCTAATAACATTGGCATAGTTAGCAAAACTTCCTATGAGTCTATCTTTCATAAAATGCGTGGCTCTACCTCTGTATCTTTGATTGAAGGCTATGTACTGACTTGACTTTATGTTATCTAAATCTATAGGGATTATTATATCCTTATAAGGTCTGTATCCATTTATGTGTGTAACACTGTCAGTGTGTAAACCATAAGGTTGAATTGATTTAAATAATTGATCGCCAACACTCATAGGATCATCACTAACATCACTATAAAATATTATATCTTTTCCAAAATGCTCATATATTTTTGGTTTTATTATATCCGCTATTTCAGGAATATTCATAGGAAATGTTATATGAAATATATGATTGTTTATTTCAAGTCCTTCACCTTCTAAATTTTTAATAAAAAAATCAAGTATAGTTTTTCTTTCAAGCTCATTGATAAAATCTTTTACCACATACGATTCTTCATTTTGGTCTATGAATAACTGAGGATTTGGATCATGTATAACATCCATGTTTATTAGTTCATTTTGTGTAAATGGTCTGTCGGTTTTATACTTCATATGATTCAATAAGATGTTTAGGTATTTTACTTAGGACTTCTTCCCACGGGTATCTCATACAAAACTTTAGCATTAGCCTATCATAAGGAACAGGGTCAACCCAATGTTGTAGTTTTCCGTTTTCTAATAATAAACATTCATAAGGAATTTCTTTATCTTCTATCACTATGATCGGGTTTATATCAAATAAGTTTATTTGAATACACGTCATATCATCTTCATCAACATGAGGCGGAACATTGTTATTAGAAAATAAATAAGCAAATCTGGGGTATGTCTCCATTCCCCATATACCCAAATCCTGTTCTACTTCTTTAGTTAAGTGTCTAATGTCTGAATCATTTTCTAAATAAACTTTCCACCATGACAATTTTGCATCAAACTGTTTCCATTGATACCATTTACCCCTTTGATGTATATCATAGAATATTTTTGTGTATTTTGCTTTATCTATTTTATAATTAAGATGGATTAAGTTCATAATCAGTTATACCTTTAAAAAATTCAATACATTCTTCTATGCTATCAGCAAAAGATATGTTTAAGTTTATACGTTTACTATTATTATTAAATACCGCATGTCTAGCTTGTGTATTTAAAAATATAGGTTGTGTTGTTTCTGCTTCTTCAAAACTGCATGGAGCATAGTTTTCTGATAAAGGATATATCAAGGCAGTGTTTCTTTTACCACCATCTGTATGCCAATCTTGTATTGCGTTAGGTTTTATCATAAGTAAATAACAATTTCTACCGTGTAATGTTTTCTTTAAATCATAAAAGTTTAAAACACTAGGCTCGTTAGATTTTGTTGATACATGTATTGTCCATTCATCGTCTCTTAAACTTAAACCAAACTCAAGTAACTCTTGCTTTGTTTCATTAGATAAAAAATGAGGTAACTCGTAATGTGTTAAAGCACTAGACATCGTTGCATACCTCTTAAATCATTTTTACCAAAGCTTGTGGTATAAGATTTAGTATTAAATTTATCTTCCAACCATTCATCATTATAGAAAGTCCACCAAAGTTTTGTTTTCAAATAGAAATAATTACTATTTGATATGTCTTCCCATTCATCAGCTTTTATACCTCTATATTTACAAATGTTTTTATACGCGAACTCATCTTTATTAGAATAATAAGATACCAGAACCTTGTCACATTTGCTTTTAAGCAAGCCTATTGTATTTTCCATTTCTTCAACTGTCATATGAGTTATTACTGAAAAACAAACAGCCACATCATAATTATCTTTAATATCTACAGTTTCTTTTCCTGTAGGATTATACATATAATTATATCCATCATAATGCTGCCAGTTATATTGTGGCATTTTTTGTTGGTTTGTATCAATTATATTTTTATCTATGTCTATACCCGTATAGCTATTGTGTGGTTGAAATCTTATAAAGTTTCCATGATTACACCCAAAGTCTAATACCGATTTGTTCTCAAAAGAAGTATACTGCTCAAAGTATTTTCTTACGTCATATTTAAAGTACTGTTCCAACTATGTGTCTCCTTTTTATTATAGAAGCATTGACAAATGTATGAATGTTTGTTGTGTCTACTTCATAAACACTTCCATCAGCCGGTAACCTAAACACTTTGTCGTTCATTACAAAAAAGTTATTTTCGTTTGTTTCAATCGGAATATGTATTCGCTTTGTTTTATCTTTGTGGTAAGTATAGCATTCTTTACTATTCAAAATCATAACCCTAGCATAACCAACATTATACTTTAATAAAAGCGAGTTTATGTATGGCAAATTAAAATGAAAATTTACTAGTTGATCCGCAGTAAGCCCCGGGGCACTTCTTTCCCAAGCATTAACTAATTTATTTGCGGGCATTATATGTTTAAAAACACTATCAGTTGCATTAACCCCCTGCAAAGCATAAGTTGAATCATAATCTAAAGTAGATAATTCTTTTTTTATTTTATCAATATTTACGGTATCGATTATTCTAAAGTAATTTGTCAAAGCCAACATCATGTACTCCCATATGAAATACTATCCTTTCCTTTGATGGGGTCCGCACACCATGTGGTTGTTTTGTGTTAAGAACAACCATTGAATCATACAATATGCTATCATTATTTATTCCATTATCAAAATATAATTCACCAGTATTTTCAGTAATAGGAATAACAAATGAACATGTACTTTTATTATCAACATGGACAGGCAGTTCACCACCCTCTAAAACTTTAAAAAAGTTACACCTAAATTCTTTTGGTCGTATTCCGAATTCATTCCAAATTAATTTAATAAGTCTTAATAGTTTTATGTCATAGTCATGTATCTCTTGTACAAAAAACTTATTCATTTCTTTACCGCCAGTAGCTTCATCAACATACTCGGAATAAAGTTTATTACTATCTTCCCATTTGTTATTAAAGTAACTATCCCAAAAATTAGGATCTACTTTAAAATCTGTTTCTATAAAGAAATTACTGTGCCAAATCTTGTCCATCAAAATCCTCTTGACCATCCACTGATATAATAATATGCGACCTGGGAGTAACCCCTTTATTCCAAGCCGAGTGTCTCATACCTTGATTTAAAAACCAGCAAGAGCCAGGTTCCATATTCTGATATATTTTCTGACCATGCTTGTCAACACAATAGAAGCCACAATCTTTATTTGTGGTAATAGGTATATGAAACCGTATTGAATAATCTGTATTATAATCTATATGCTCAGATACAAAAGCACCGGGATCCATTATTGCAATCCTGGCCCGAGTAGTTTCTGCTTTAAATGAAGTAATCACTTCTTCTAAGTACGTACCAACCACCCAATCCTTTATCTTATTGTAATGTCTTTCATCTAATCTAGACTTGGGTATTTTCTTATCATAAATTCTGTTTTCCATTTCGGCATTATATTCTGTTAATGCTATTTGCTTATATGGAGAACCATTAACAGAGTATTTACCATCATCATCTTTAGCTATATACTTTTCGAATGGTTTAACGTAATTGCGATAATCCCATGCCATTCTTTTATTACCCAAACCCTTTCTTAGTTCAGATTCTTCTACATCATTATCTTGCAAAAACTTATAAGCATCTTCTATGGTTGTAAATTTTAAACCAAATGCTTTTTGTAGTTTAGGTGCTTGTCCACCCACCAATTCTCCGTACCCATCTTTACTTTTTAAGTCATCTTCTATTGGCATATTCCTAACATCTTCAATCATGCGCGCAACATCAAATTGCTTATCTAGTTTTAAAAACGGCGGTAATTCATATCTACTTTTTAATTTCATAAGTTTGTTGTTCCTATATATTGCCAGCAAGAAGGATTATCTTCATTGC